GAATATGGGCGCGAAGTTTACCGTCCGGCGTTAACAGAGAACCGCCCGCCAGGGTGTTAAGGACTTCCGCCATTTCTTTCCCGGCTTTATCTGAAATTCCCGAAACCTTTAATTTCGGCGGTATCGCGTCCGGGCCGAAATTTAATTCTGTAACGTGCGGAATAATGTCGCGGTTAAATACTTCGACGACGTTCGACGCGATATATTCAATTCCAGAAAGAAAGAAATCCGACAAGTCGGTTCCCAGGGCGAACGCGCCAGAATTTCCGCCGATACCCAATTCCAAAAACGTCGCCAGAAAAGCGCCAGCCATTCGTTCGTCTTCGGCTTTAATGGACGCGTCCAGGTTCGACGACTTGAATTCGTTCGAATGAAATTCTATCGTTATAGTGTCTGGCTTTAAAATATATGAGCTTTCATGGGCCGTGAAGTCTTCTAAAATCTGTCGGACTGTTTCTAATTCTTTGTCGTCTTCGAAGCTGTCGGCGGGCGCGGACGCGATAACTGTTCCTATCGCGTGGCGTTCGTTTCCGATAGCTAAAAGCTGCAAATTTAAAAGCTTGCGTTTATACGCGCCGTAAAGCGGGCGAAGAAGTGAAAAACCGTTGTCGTCGCCTTCGCGTTCGTTAAAAAACATAACAAGAAATTCTTTCGGAATTTCTATCTGTCTTTCGACGTCGCCCGACGTTTCCTGTTTAATGGCGATTATTTCGCCTGTGTTCCTGTCGCGCTTCCATTCGGTTATAGTTTTAGACGAACGGAAAGCCAGATTTTTAAAGCCCGTATAAGGGCCGATTTCCGGCGCTTCTTTGTTTTCGTGGATAACCTCAAAAACAGAATGTCCGAAATCAATAAAGGTTAAAATTTCGCCTAGTTTTTGTTTCCAGCCTCCCGGAAAATCGTCAAATATAACGCGCCGAATTACGTCCGCTTGTTTTCCGTCCGTATCGCCTTCCGCCGCTTCGACTTCGAATTTCGCGCCCTTAATAGGGTTTATAATAGCCGAGCGAAGCTTTCTTATTTGTGGATCGCTTCGCCGCATTTTATCATATTTAATCGCGCCGTCTATTCCGCGAAGTTCTATTAAATAGTCTTCTTCGTAAATTCCAGAATTAGAAACTATTCCCGAAGTTCCTTTAGCTTTGCTTTGAACTTTGATTATTTCGCCCATTTTTATAAAGTCCTAATAGTTAACTTTGAAGCGTTTCAAACTTTTCGTCGTTATATCTTTTTTCATTCCGCCTTCTTTCGCGAACGTTCTTTTCGTCGGAGATTTAAGCTTTCTATAATCTAACGGCGCGCCTTTGATATATCGCGCGTAGTTCGCCAGGGCTAAACTGTCGCTGTAATCCGGCGAACCTTTTCCAGTACGTTTTTTATAGTCGTCTTTACTTTCGATAACAATTTTCGAACGCCCATTAATACTATACTGAATGTCCGGCAATTCCGATTGATAAACGTCGTCCGTCCCGTCCATTACATTCGATAAAACCGAAATTCTGTCGCGCAAGTCTTCCGCTAGTAAAGAAAACATTCGCGCTTTCTGATTTAGGAAATGCGATTTATCATGTTCGAATTCTTCTAATCCCTTTATCCCTTTCGGATAATTTTCGCGCTGGAATCCCGCGCCGAACTGTATTTCGTAAACTTTCCAGGTCTTCCGCTTTTCTTTAATCAGTTCGCGAAGCCCATCTATAACGCCGCCGCCCATTGCGCCGCCGTCAATCGCGAAATGCGTTTCCTTTTCCGAATTTTCTTTTTCCGCGAAGTGAAAAAGTTCGGCGGTGACTTCGGTAACGTTCGCTTGCGCGTGTGCCTGGACGCGCGTTTCGTTTAGTCCGACTAATTCAGTGAAAACCGTCAAGTCGTTTCCGAAACGAGCTATATCGCCGCCGATTGTCCGGACGCCTTCGTTTCCTCCCAGGACGTCGCGCGCTTGCGCGCGTTCGACTGTCGACAGCGGAATAAGGGCGTTTTCGTCTTCGTTCGGAAAGTCGCCCAGGACTTTAGAAACGAAAAGCGGGTGTTTTAATCCCCATTTCAGCGCCTTTTCTAGCGCCCATTTTACAGATAAAAGATAAGCGTTTACATTTTTATAGCTTTGAAGCCGCTTTAAAACCGCGTCTTTATCCAAGCTTATTAGATAATTATATTCTTTTTCTAAGTCCCTGTAATCTAAAATCTTATTCGCTTTAAAGTTCGGCGAAACAAAACAAGGAATAGAAACGTTTTTCCATGTAATATCGCGGAAAGTATCGTAAAACCTAGACGAACGCGACGTCGGATTCCCTATCGCGATAAACTTCGTTTCGCCGGACGTTAAATTTCCTTCGGCTAAATCCCATATTTGAGGCCGAACGCCTGTCGCTTCGTCGAATATGACCATAAGCGCGGGCGCGTGAAAACCCTGAAACGTCGACGTTTTACCCTGTCCGTCGCCGGACGTTACTTCGTGACGCGGCGACATTCCAATAGCAAACCAGTCGTCCGAGATTTTATATTCAGTAGTTAAACAGCGTCCGCCTAGCGGGTGTCTGGACTTACGAACGGCGGCGTTAATTTCCGCCCATAAAAGCTTTTCCACTTGCGCCCAGGTCGGCGCTGTCGTAAGGACTTTTGAACCTTCGCGCGTAATGAAAAACCATAGCATAGCCCGCGCCATAAGCCACGTTTTTCCGACGTCGTGACAGGCTTTAAAGGAAATTCTGTCGTTATCACGTATAGCGTTTAGTCCGTTTTTTTGCCACGGTTCCAGCGTGTCCACGCCTAAAACTTCTTCGACGAAAAGGACAGGATTATTCTTCCAGCGTTCGACGGCTGTTTTAGTTTCTGTCGCGTCCATTAGTTCTTAGTCATAGTGATGGAAATAGTAACAGGAAACCCTAAGAAAGAGCCAGCCTGCGGCCCTTCCGAATTATTCTAGCAGCCCTCGCGGAAAGGGCTGCTTTAGTTTCGCCTTCTGCAAGCGTATAGCTTTTGTCAAGAAAACCGATACCCACGTAGCCGTTGGTGCTTTCGAGGAAATCAAGAAGTCCGTTGAAGCCTTCACCATCAGACGACACGCCCTCGCGTCCCATGGCTACATACTTAGAAAGCAGTTCAGTCAGGCCTGTAGTATCAATCAAGTCCTGACGATCCGAAGCTACTAGAAGCGCGTTTATCTCAGTCTCTATAGCTTCTTTCCTAAAGCTCCTTGCGGCGACAGACCTGTTGTGCCATACGCGGCCATGTATAAGGCGTTCTTCAAGCGTAGGGAATACGGATATAACGTCAGACTTAACTACCGCGAAGTTCTTAGCCAAGCGTACCCTGTCTTCTAATGACAATTCTGAAAATGTTTGACCGGCACCCCACAATTGCAGCGACGCACGAAATTCTTTGTAATCCGCAAAACGGCCTAAGTCATCAAAAAGTAACAGGTTCTCCGCATTGGTCACATTCATTTCGTCTGTGAAGGTATGATCATCTTCTACTAAATAATACTTTTGAATTTTTCCGTCGCGGGTATTTTGTTCGCCATGTACGTTTAATACTGCCATTTTCATTATTCCATCACCGAGAGGTTCACATCAAAAATTGTTGGGTTGTCTGTTGTTGCTATGTTAGTGACAACCAAGTTAATCTTGTCGTTAGTAGCAAAAGAAACTAATCCACTAATCGAGAAAGGTTGCTCTTTGTTGTTGTCTTTTGGCTGCACAGTCTGCCTGAACTTGGATTGCTCTGTTCCGTTTTTGGCAATAGAGAATATCAGGTCTTTGTCCTTCTTGCCCAAAAAAGCACCAGAAGCAATGATGCGAAATACTTTTGTGGCAGTACCAGTATAAGTAAGGCTGTTGTCTGCTCCAGCGAAAGTGAAGTCAGAAAGCAAAGCCGCCACGGCGGTCCCTTCGACGTCTTCGAAAACTCCGGTCGAATTTATAGTCGTCGCTGTTCCGTTCCCTTGCATACTGCATTCGCCATAGCCACCGCCGCCGCCGCCGCCAGCAATGTTTATCCAAGCCCCGTCCTCGTAACCCTCAAACTTGTCTGTGGTAGTGTTGTAACGGATGTTTCCGTTTACGTCCAAACGGTTCGCCGTTGTGTCTCGCGGCAAGGTAAGGTTGTTGGAAGCGATTTCAACAGGAAAACCCGTTGAAGTTTCAATCTTCACGCCACCAGACCCTTTAACGAGAACACCACCAGAAACACCTGTGTTTAAATCAACAACTTGGCTGGTCCCAACATTAAGGGACGCACCCGCGCCAAGCGCACCGCCCAATGTCAGTTCTGTGCCAGAGGCCGTAGCAAAAATCTTAGGTCCAGACGAATTAAAAACCGTAAGGGCCGCGCCCTGTGAAATTATGCGTACACCGCCGCTGTTAGCGTCATTATCAATTAAGATTTCGTCAGCAGAATCCCCAACAATGTCATTGCCGCCCATTTGAAGGTCACCGCCAAGTTGGGGGGTGGTATCCGAAAGCACGCTGGGTATTCCGGGCCTGTTATACGAAGCAGCATAAATCCCCGAAGTTATCAGGAGCGCAATAGCTAAAAGTATTTTTTTCATTATTCGGCCTCGGTAAAGTAGATGACCTTGGAACTTGCTGAAGCTCCTATGCCATAAATTGCTGCTGTAGTGTTAAGCGTAAGGGTTCCACCACTCCCGTCATTCGCAGCACCAGAAGTGGCGAGGACAAATCCATCAGTCGCAGCTACGGTATTCAAGGTTACGTCTGA